ATGTGGAACGACCAGTCTATTGGAATGCTTCGATCTATAGGCAGAGCGATTTCCGCCGCCCTTTCAGATGAGCTTTTGGACGGACAAATTAAAGACGAAGATGATTTCTCAAGTGCGCTAATGCGAGAAATGCGTCGGGAGCTTAACAATCTGCGGCTTGAGCCGAAATACACGCCAACGTACTCACCCTATGCCAGCACAGCGGCCGAATATACCGTTCACGCTACACGTACCACGCACGGATTTAAGCAATCTGAGGAGAATCTCTCTGGAGCTGACATTCTTCTCGGCTTTTCGGCAGACCTCTCAGATAATGCAATCGACAAAACTGCCTTGGTTCAAGCAAAGCTCTTCAAGGAGCTCGGCGAGTTTCGAAATTTCCCGAAGAGCAGGGAGGAGCGAAATCGCCTCTTGAGGCAGTGCAAGCGGATGATGCACATTACCCCCCACGCTTATGTGTTTGTCTATTCCTCACTGGGGATCCAATTTTTTCCTGCTCAAGATATCGTAACAGCATTTGATACCGGCGTGGATTTCGCACAAGGACTGTCATTTGAGGAGTTTATTGAGCGGTTGTTCATCTGCGAGATCGGGGATCACGGCTACCAGACAGTCCATAGGGCCGATTTTAGGCGCGAGCTTCGGCGCCTCGGGATACAGAATGGTTTCACGGTCGAGGTATTGCCGAGCTAACCGCTTACCGCATTTTAGCCTGGGGTAAGTACATGGCTCCGTTTCAGTTATCATAATTGATTAACCGTCCACTTTCGGGACCTTTTTGATTGTGATCTGGCGACTGAGACGAGTCATCGCATCCTTTGCAAGTCGCTTTTGCTCGGCTTCTCGGCTGTAAAGCTCGGCGTGCTGAATATCATCATGGCCTAAGGTTTCCATCAACTGACGAGTTGTGGAGCCGGATTCGGCCAATAGCTTCCCAAGTGTCTTGCGGAGACCATGCATAGTGCAGCCAGATGGCATCTCTGCTAGTTTGGTCCAATGGGCCATCATGCCGGTCAGGGATTTTTCCGAGAAGGGTTTCCCATAGCTGTTGATCAGAACGAATTCCTTGCTCCTGTCTAAAGGTTGAAGGATCTCCAGCATCATAGGGGTGATCGGTAGAACTAGCCTCTTATCGCCCTTTTTGGTGACGATGGTTGCCGTTCGATTTTGGAAATCAATATCGCTCCACCTTATGTGGGCCACATCGGAGCGGCGACTGCCGAGCCACAACGCTAGGCCATAAGCCGTGCGCGCTGCAGAGCCGAGTGGCCATTTCGCCTCAAATGCATCACGCTCGCCTTGCGTCCACGCGCGCCAGCCCTTGTATTCCGGCCGGTAGGAAAGCTTGTACGTTGGGTCGCTGTCGATCCACTCTTCATCGAGCGCGACGTAGATCATTTTGCGGATGGCGACGAGCAGATGCTTTGCCTTGTGCGGCGTATCATGGAATTGGGCAAGAATATCCTTAATATGGCGACGCTTGAGGTCCCGCAAAAGCATGTCGCCCCATTTGGCCGTGCCATCCTTAATAACTGGCAATTCCAGAAACTCTTCAGCAAGTCTGGTGTTCTTATCTTTGGTGGCTGGATCGTGTTCTAGCCATTCCGGCGTACGCTGGACCTTCCGCCATGCATCTCGAAAAGAACCTTGTGCCACCGCGCCCGGCATGCCCACAACTTTAGCCGTGGTCGGTTTTCGCCCTTCAATCGCTGCTTTGTAATGCTTTTCAAATTGGGGATCGCCCGGCTGACCGGGCAATGAGATCGTCTTTCCAGAACGGCGAAACCGCCAGCGGGTGGTTCCGTGGCGGTCTTCGAAGGATGATGCAAAGGGGTAGTCGGGGTGCGTAGCCATAAGCCATTCTACTTCTAGGGGTGCCGGCCTGACAATATCTCGTCGATCATGTTGACGCCTTCGTCCGGTAGTTCGGTGAATGCAGCGTCCAAGGCTATCCTGTCCCATACCACGCGACCATCAATTTTCTTTGCCTTTGGCATGCGGCGATCCGCAACGAGCTGGTCGAATTTCGTAGTGCTGACGCCGATATATCTGGCTGATGCCTCTCGGCTTAGTCCGCGCGGCGGGTAGGCTATGCCGTCAGTTCGCTCCGCTTTCATTGGTCGTCCTGTGAGATAGTCTTGCAGCGTTTGGCTGCTTCGTGTTTTCGTCAGAATTGAGCGGTGAGAGCGGGCGAGGGGTGACGCCCGCTCGGCCGATATCAACCGCCGGCCATTTCCGGCTTGCCGGTGAATTTCGGCAGGTTCAGCGCAGCGGCGGTGTCGTGAAGGGCGAAGTTGACTGCCTTTGTGATGTGGATATCCGGGCGATAGAGCATGAATATCCACGAAAGAACGCCATCGCGGAGGCGGTAGCGCAGGCGAACCGGGACGCGGACGCTTTCGCCCTCGAAGAACGGCGCGATATTCAGAATGAAGATGCCCGGCACGGTGATAGGCTGACCGCTGGTGTTCTTGTGGTCTTCCTCGAAAACGATCTGGCTTTCGCCGGATTGCAGCTTGACGGCATTCTTGACACGGGTTTCCGCGTTGATTTGCAAGCCGCGCGAAAGCTCGATCAGCTCGTTAGGATAGGCAACCTTGGTGTTGAACATGCCGCCGAAGTCCTTGGCCTCGTCCGCGTCGGGCGACGACAGTTCGGCAATGTGGTCTTCAATAAACTCGGCAAACTCGCCCTGGCTCATGGGTTGGCCATTCTTGGAAAGCCAAGCTTTCCACTCCTCGGAGAGCGGAAAGGCATAGTGAATGCGGTGCCTGCCGTTATCCGGGTCCGCGCCGTGATAGTCGATGACGGCGGTAAAAGCCGGCCTCTGCCAGTCGGTGATAGCAAAGATGGCGCTATTTTCCGTCTTGTGGCGGTCTACCAGTGCGATGAAGGAATCTAGCGTCTCGACGCTGGCGGTGCCGGTCTTGCGTTCGGGACGGTCGCGCCACGGGGCGAAGATGCTCGAAATGTCGACAAGGCGACCGGTTGACGTGTCGAGCAGCGCCGACACGCTCGACGGGATTCCCTTGGCATTTGCCGGCGCGGGCACGGTAACGATGCGGGCAGTGGCCTCCGTCGCGAGCTTGGCGATTTCGGCCACGGCGGCTTTTGAAGATTGATCCATTGCAGTTCCTCTATTGGTGCGCGGGTGCGCGGTTGAAAAGGCAGGAAGGGTTATTGCTGCGCGCTGGTGACTTCGCGTGGCGTGAACATGTCGTGTTGGCGGGGATGCTCGGTCGAAAGCGCGCCGTCTTCGACAACCCAAAAGACTGAGTTCTTGCGGGGCAGCTTCGGCGTCTTGGATTCCATGTCGGCTGATATCGTGACCATGCCGTCTTTGACGGAAAGGCCAAGTTTCAGGGTCACTGATCCCTTGAACGTCGCCATGGGATTGTCTTCGGACATGCCGGAAAGTTTTTCGAGCGTGTCGCCAATCTCTTTCGAAAAGGCCGGGTTGAGTTGGCCGTTTTCGAGCATGCCTATGATCATTGAGGCATCGCGTATTTTCTTCATGCGCGGTTTCCTTTGGGCGGTTAGTGCGAAAGCATGAGTGCCAGCACGGCGAGCGCCATGGCGGCGGTGATGAGACCGATTGCAGCGCAGAGCGCGCGCACTTCCTTTTCGAGCCGGGGCCGGCTCGCGGGCGTGTCTGTCATCAGGGAAATGCGGAACATGATGTGATCTCCGTTCATCCGTTCGGGAAGCCGGCCCGAAGGCCGGAAACCGGAGCGGATGTCAGATCAGGCGGCGCGTGCGGTTTCTGCTGCGCGCAGCAATTCCGCCGCCTCAGTGGCGTGCTTTGCGATTTCGTCTCTGGTGAAACCTTCGGCCAACAACTCGGCCTCAGTCATGCCGACGCCGCGTTCGCGTGCCAGATCGGCCATCTCTCTCGGAATATTACGCATTGTTCTCTCCATCCTTGGTGGGTGCCGGTTCCTCTGTCGCCGGCGGCTTCCCGGCGCAGTCTGCGCTTGGGATGGACAAATAAGTTTCATAAGTTGCAACTTTTGACAAGAGCCAAAAGTTTCATAACGTGCAACTATTTTGAGCGCAACGTGAAACTATGCGAATCTATCGGGTGATGGGCATTTGGCTGGACGCGGCGCGGAGTGTGGTGGCTGCGATTTTAGGCCGCATATCTATTGCTTCTTGATCAGATGTGCCGGCCAAGGCGAGGCGGTGCTCGCTATATCATGATACTGCTATTCAGGTGCGCGCTCGTTGGTGTGCGGCTAAGTCAGCTATTTGCCGTTCGTGCCTGTGCCATTTTCTTGCTGGTCAAAGAACAGCTTGAGCATCGATATTGCGCGGTCCTTTTGCTCTTCCGTCTTGTCTCTGAAAAACTTCGCAAGCCAATCGTCGTGAGGTTCGCGAAATAGTCCCTGCACGTCTGTACCGAATAGGGCGGCTAGTTTTTCCAGATATTCAGGCTTAGGCAGTGTGCCCTTGAACCACTTAGAAACAAGCCCTTTGTCAACGTTCAGCTCCTCCACGATATTAACCTGCTTGAGGTGACGCATCTCCGCCCACTCCGGAATGTAGTGGATTCTTTGAGGCGTTTTATTCGAGTGAATACGGCTAACGTTGCTCATGTTTCAACTTTACTCGTGAGTGAGGTGGAATGCGTTAGCGCGACGTGAAACCAACCCTCTTGCAAAAAGTGTCAACTTATGAAACTTATCACGGTATGGACCATCCGATTGCGAAATACCGGCGTGAACACAACTTGACGCAAGATGCGTTCGGGAAGCGCGTTGGCGCGACGAAAGGGATGGTTTCCAAGTGGGAAGCTTGTCGCGTCTTGCCGCGTCCATCGCTCTTGATCCGGATCGAGGACGCGTCGGGCGGATGCCTAACGGCAGGTTCTATTGTCCGCTCGTTTGTGGCGGCATCTCAATTTCAAGAGGCTGCTGAATGATCGGCCTCGTTCACCCATTGCGTGGCCAATCCTCCTGGCCTGCTGCACCCCGCGCCGTGGCGCATTCCTTTTTGCCGCCGGGCGCGGGGATTTCTCGTTTTGCATGTGGGCCTCCGTAGCTTCGTAACGCCCTGAATCTCTCATCTTCGTTCATTTCCCACCACGGGAAAAACACCGGGCTTTTCCCGGTGCGGGAAAGGCTTTGTCTCATGATTCAAACTGCATGGTTTCACCGCATTAAAGCAGCGCAACGCGATCTTATCCGCCTTGTCGGCGGCATCGAGCGGGCTGCGGAAATCTCCTCGATCTCGAAAAGTCACATCGGGCGCATGAACAATGCGACGGACCCGGAAATGATGCCGTTGCACGCGGTCTATGCCCTGGAATCCGACTGTGGCGTGCAGGTTGTCACCTCGGCGATGGCTGAGCTGCACGGCAAGCGGCTGGTCGAGCCGGAAAGCGAGCGCGGGGCCGATCACTGCCTTATCGCCGCCTATTCCGACATGGTGCGCAAGGCCGGCGACCTGATTTCGGGTGGGGCAGTTGCGATTGCCGATCTCATGGTGACGCCAGCGGAAGCGACCAAGATGGATCGGGACGCGGCGGAACTGGAAATCGGGATTGCGGCACTGCGCAAGGCGCTCGCGAACGTGAAAGCGCGCGGCGGGCAGAGGGTCGGTCTCCATGCAGTTGGAGGCGGACAATGAAGCCTCAAACCGATCACGCCATTGATGAGCTGATGTCCCGCCCCTTGTCCGAACGAGCAAGGGGTTTTCTGCGTGAAGTGCAGTTTGCCGGCGGACGGGTCAAAATCGCAACCGGGCTTGGCCGTCGCCAACTTGCGCTGGAATGCCGCCGCTGTGGCTATCTGCATATCTGTGCAGACGACCGCACTGCCAAGCTGACCGGCCTCGGGCAAGCCTACCTCAATCGATTGATGAGGGCGAACTGATGCCCGTCTATCAATCCGTAAAACTCCCCAAGCCCGGCCCGAACGCGCTAGCGCTGATCACGACAGCGGTTAGCGAAGGCGTCGTGAAGGCAACAGAGCCAAGACATGTGACGGCGGCAAACAATGCCGTTGGTAACGGCTATCTAAAACGCGACAAGCAAGACGCGAAAACCTACTATCCGACCGAGCGCGCCCGCGAAGTGCTGGCGATGCTGCAAGGCATAGCGGAACCGGGCGATCTGCCGGCGGCTGCGGATATTTCGAAGAACGTTCCGGATATCCTGCCTGCTGCCGACGCCTCCGGGCTGGTCGCAACTGTCGAGCGGGCGCGGGCGCTACTGGACGAGGGCGATATCGTCAACGCTCGTATCGTCGCCTCGGTTGCATATGCCACGGCCAAGACGGCGGCGCAATTCGCCGAACAGATCGGCGCGACGGAAAAGCTGATCGCCAAGGCGCGGCGGATGCAAGCCGACGCGCTGCTGATCGAAGCCCGCGCTAAAATCCTGATCGCGGACAAGTGGGATGAGGCGCAGGCTTCGGGTAAGGCGTCAAAAGGCGGTCGGCCCAAAACCGTTTCCGATGGAAACAGTTTTACGTCGGAGGAAACTGGCCTATCCCGCAAGGAAATCCACGAGGCGCGCAAGCTGGCAGCGGCGGAACATCGCGAGCCGGGCATTGTCGAGCGCGCAATTCAGGCGCGGCTTTCTGCCGGGCTTGGGCCGACGCGCGCCAATCTTCGGGCGGCGGTGGGCACGGCGAGCGCCACGAAAGAGGCGCGTGGACAGAACCTTTATGAAACTCCGCCGGAAGCGATGCATACGCTTCTTGCCCTCGAAATCTTTTCGTCCACGGTTCTTGAGCCTGCCTGCGGGCGCGGCGCGATTACCCGGATGCTTGAGCGGGCTGGCTATAGCGTGGTTCTCGCCGATTTGGTCGACTACAGCACGGCGGACCAGCATGGCGAATTGCAGGCGGTGCAAGACTTCCTAACTTCGCATCCGCCGGAATGCGGGTCTTACGACATCGTGACTAACCCGCCCTACGGCGATGTTTTGAACGCTTTCGTCGCTCATGCCCTGCGGGTATTCCGTCCGCGCAAGATGGCCTTGTTGCTCAATCTCAATTTCCTGTGCGGCTTCGCGGACGATGACCGCAATTTCGTCATGGACGATTGCCCGCCGGCTCGCGTGCACGTTTTCGCGCGGCGACTTCCGATGATGCACCGCGACGGGTGGGACGGCGAGAAAGCCAGCAGCCGCATGAATACCGCGTGGTTCGTTTGGGAGCTGCAAGACGACGGCACCTATGGCGACAGGACCACCATTCGCCGGGTGGATTGGAAGGACTACATGCCCGCCGAAGCCGCGCCTGCGGTGGAAAGCGAGGCTGCATGACGACCGCAGCTCAAGCAGCACGCGAACGCGAGAAGGCGCGTGTTTCCAGATTGAACGACATCGCCAATCTTTGCCAATCCGACAAATGGTCCATCGTCAGTGACGGCGGAACGACCAGCGTCGTGGCTCGGCGGGAAACGGGCGAACGCGCGGTGCTCTGCACGATGCACTGTGACGCGCTTCCCGAAGAAATCGAACTTATCAGCGGCGCGCTTGAAAATGTCGTGCTGTTTTTGGAGCTTCGTCGCCGGGCCGTGATTGCACTGCGGCAGGGCACAACGCCGAGCCGTTCGCGCGAGGGCGATTTAGCGCAGAACGCGGCGAGGCTTTGCGCCGAAAAGCTGTTTCATCGCTTTCTTGAGCGGCGCGACGGAAGCCGAGCAATCCACAACAAAGACCATGCCGACGCGGTGCTGAAAAAGCTGCTCGGCATTTCCAGCAAAAGACAGATCAACACCGAAGAACGCGTGCAGACGGCCTTTCTCGACCTGCGCGCGGATTTCGAGGTGTGGAGACAGGGCAGGGGCCAATGAGCGAGCGCGATTTTCCAGAAGAGTCCGTTTCCTACGGCGATAAGTCCACCAAGGCCATGAAAATCGTGTGCGCTTGCTGCAACGCGGTCGCCTACTTCCCCTTTCAAACAGGGGCAAACCGAAAGCCGCCGGTTGCGGCAATTCAGCATTTTCAGAACAAGGGATGGGTGGTCGGCAACGGCCCGCGCAAGGATTTTTGCCCGCTGCACGCCAGCCCGGCCAAACGTAAAGGAACGACAGTCGTGGCTAGCATTTCCGCTTCGTCCAGTGCCGAAAAGCCGCGCGAGATGACGCGCGAGGATCGCCGGATCATTAACGACAAGCTGGATGCGGTCTATGCCAAGGATGCTTACAAAGCGCCCTGGACTGATGCCGCCGTTGCCAAGGATTTGGGCGTACCGCGCGATTGGGTCGCACAAGTTCGCGAACATTTCTTCGGGCCGGCAGCATCCAATCCGCTGTTTGATGAAATGCTTGCCGGCATGGCGCAAATCGAGGCTGCGTTCAAAAGCTATGCGGCACTCTGCGCGGATGCGGCAAAAGCCGCCGATGCGCAAAAGCTCGCCCATGCCGATCTCAGCAAGCAGATGGACGCCTATCGCGCGCTGGCACGCAAGGTTGAGCGTGAGGTGGGCCGATGAGCCTATTTCTCCCCATCGTTGAAGAGCTTGCCGATTGCGAAACGGATGCGCAGCGCGCGGATTGGCTTTTGCGCGTCCCGGCTAGCATCATCTCCCGCGATTGCAGCACAATCCGCCGCATCCTCATGGAGGCCCGCTTCGCGTTCGGCTTGCAGGCGTTCGAGGTGGAATATGCGGCTATCCATGCAACTCGCCTTGCCAACGGCGGCTTGCCGCCGCTGCTATTGCGCGGCCTGCGGGCCACCCGCACTCGACTGCGGAAAATCGTTCGCAAAGGCGGTGCACTGTGAGCAGTGAGGCAACTATTCGGCGCGGCGCGCGAAATGCCCGCTATACCGCCGTTCCCAATCACGTATTCGAGGATGACCGTCTTTCCATGGAAGCGCGTTGGCTGCTCGGCTACCTGCTATCGAAGCCGGACAACTGGACCGTCGTTATTGGCGACATCATCAAGAAGGGCGGTTGCGGACGCGACAAGGCCCGCAAGATGATCGCCGAATTGGTCGATTGCGGCTATGCGGAGCGCGAGCAATCGCGCGAAGACGGCAAGTTCGGCGCATCCAATCTGGTTATCTTTGATGAGCCGCGTTCCCCTCCGGTTGCCGATGCGCCGGGCGAGAGCGGAGAGAGTGTTGCATTTCTACCGCAGACTGAAATGCCGTCGCCGGCAAAACCGTCGCCGGTTTTACCGTCGCCGGCAAAATCGGCACATAGTAATAACTCATCTCTAGCAAATACTGATTATCAGCAAGAGAGAGATGCGCGCGACGAAGGCTCGGAAGAAAAGCCGGAGGCCGTCGAGCGCGCTTTCCGTCGCTGGTATGCCAAATGGCCGACGCGGGACAAGGACAGCGAATATGCTGGCCGGAAGGCGTGGCAGAAGCTTTCGCCAGAGCAGCGCGCCGAATGCATCGCCAAATCTCCGACCTACATCGAGCGTGCCGAGAAAGCCAAAATCTCGGTTCCATGGGCAGGCGCTTACCTGACCGGGCGCGATTGGGAAAAGCTTGAAGACCCGAAGTCGGACGTTGCGCTGCCTATCGTCCACAAGCCGTATTCGAGGGCATGGCATGCCGGGCGTTGCGCCGAGTTGCTGAAATCCGCCTCGGCCACGATGCCGGCATTGCCGCCGTTGCTTCGGTCCCTCGTGGCCGAAGGTGGCGAAAGGGCTGACGCCATCTTGCGGGACCGTCGCATCAAGCATGGCTGGCCGAAGGTCAACACCATGGATGAGCGCGTACAGGACCGTAAGGGCATGACGGTTGCTCCGAACGTCTTCCGCGTCTCCGAAGGTTTCGACAGCGTTGGCCGCACTGGCGAGTTGTGCGCGGCATGGGAGCGGTTCTTCGCCAGAACCGGTTTGCCATGGGTGCCGACGCCAGACGGAAACGTTGAACGCTTCTTTTTCCCGCCCGTCTCATCCGAAATCACCGACTTGGACGCGGCGGTTAGTGAGGCGTGGTCTGCATTTGAACGGCTAGTTAACGAGGGAATTTCCAATGATGCATAACGTGAAAACCTACGCCGCTTGCAAGACGGTTGATACCACCCTCTACGATGCATCGCAGTTCGACGCTGTGCTTGATCGTGTCGTGGCGCGGAAGCGAATCAAGGCGACCATGCTCTCCATGGCATCTGAATCGCACCCGTCGTTCGCCAGCAAGGCGGCGTGGTTTGCGATCCAGACCCCTGACAATCGTGAGCTGGTTGTAAAAAAACTTCTGGATGACGAAAAAATCGTGACGGCATTTCCGATGGTGCCGGGACCTCGTACCTACAAACGCGGACGAGTTTCTGAGGGCGAGAAGACGCCTTTGCTCGCCGGGTATCTCCTCATCAAAATTGTTCCGTCGCCCGCCGCGTTCGTTGGCTTGCGCCAAGTAAAGGGCGTGGTCGATATCGTTGGCGGGTGCGAAAAACCGTGGCGTGTATCACAGGAAGATGTGAGCCGATTCATCGCTTTGACGGATTTGGAATTACGCGCCGCGGCTGATTTGGAGTTCAGCCGGGGCGACCGTGTGCTCTTCGGCTTCGGTCCTTTCAAGGGTATTGAGGGAGTGATTGAGAAGCTCCACGCGACCCGCCTGCATCGCAACGACAGCCCGGCTATGCTGCATGCTGACATCATAGCTTGCGTTCATGGACAATGGCACAATCTTAAGCGTACCCCTCTTGCATTGCTCGAAAAGCTGTGACTAGAAAGAGTCAGGTTGATCTGATGATCTCGGTTAGCGTTTGACCCGCCCGACAAGAACGGGCCGGAAGTGAGGCAAGAGCCTCCGCGTGGGTAAACCAGTCAGACCCTGCTTGAATGGCCTCGTTGGAGGCATCGATTCAAGCCCGGTGCTACTGCATTGCAAAAATCATTATCATGTCGAAGGCGGTCCAGAGTGATCGCCTTTTCTGTTTCCCATAGGTAGGGCCTGCCGATGACCGCGCTATCCATGCAATGGGTTGACCGCAACCTGTCGGAGTACGGCAAGCGTATCGGTGCGCTGAAAGAGCGCTTCCCGAAAGTTCTGCCGCGCATCGTCAATCAGGTCGGCAATCGCGCCAAGACCCTTGTTATTCGCGAGCTGACCAAACAAACCGGCCTGCCGCGTGCGACCATCGTCCGAGCAATTGGCAACCCATCGGCGGCGCGGCCCGGTAAGCTCTACTACGACATGACCACGCAAGGCGGGAACATTCGTTTGAAGTTTCTGCGCCCGAAGGAGACCCCGGCTGGCGTCGTGGCCCGACCATTCGGCAAGCCAACGCTCTATCCCGGAACGTTCATGCGTGGTGGTCTATTCCCCGACCGCAAGGACGTTCCACGGTTCAACGGGCATGTCTACTATCGCTTGAACCGCTCGGGCACCAAGATCACCTTTGCCCGCTCTGGCGTTTATATCCCGAAGGAGATGACGACAGGAGCAACCGCCGCCGCCTTCCATCGGGTCGCGGCTCCATTGCTCAAGGAACGGGTCGAAGCCGCCTTGAACAAGCTGGTCCCCTGACCGGGCCACCCCCTCGACCCCTCCGGGCCGGGCACCCCCCCACCCCCCCCATTCAGGGACCGGTTTCCCGACATCTTCCATGGACGGGCCTGGGGGACTGCGGGATTTCGCCAGTAGCACTTTCGAAAAGCGGTACACGGATACACGTGCAATACACGTGTTTATGCACGGATGGCACACATGGACGAAGAATGGGTTTCGATCACGGAAGCCGCCGCCCGCCTCACGCAAGCCGGCGATAAGATCGACCGATCATCACTCTCGCGGTATCTCAAACAGCATTCCGAAGCTCTGCCGCTAAAGGCGGACGGCAAATCGAACCTTGTCGATTTTGTCGCTCTGATTGCCCATCGCAGCGAGAATGTCCGCCTCAAGACGCCAGCCGCATCGCTGACTGTCACGGGAGCCGGGCAGGCTTCGGTTCCTCATATGATGGCTTCCCGTTTCAAAGGCACGCAATCCGATGGTGCCGCCCGTAAGTCGCAGGCGGAAGCCGAGCTAAAGGAAATGGACCTTGCCGAGCGGCGAAGCGAGTTGACCATCGTTGCGGAGGTCGATCAGGGCGGGCGCGATGCAATCGCCCTGATGCAAAGCGCTTTCGAGCGCGCGATTGAAACGGAAGCTGCTGCCCTGTCCCTGAAATATGGATGGGATGAACGCATGGCCCGCCTCGCGCTCAAAGGCTTTGCGAGGGAGGGCTTGAGCGTCTTCAACCGCGAAATCCTGAAGAGGCTCGACGGGATGCGGCGGCAAAGCGACGCCGGCGGCGATAGTCAGTATCACGAGACAGGGCAGGCTTTGCAGTGACCTTTCACGATGTTCGGGCACGGTTTCCAGCGCTGGCAAACGGCGCGGCGGTCCTCTTCGGAGGGTTGGCCGCAGCCAGCCGTCCAGCGGAGGATTTGACGATAAGCGAGTTTGCGGATCGTCATCGGAAGGTTTCGCCAGAATCGGGCTCGCCCTGGCCCGGAGATTTTCGCACCGACCGCGTGCCATATCTTCGCGAGCCGCAGGATTGTTTGCACCCCGATCATCCCGCCCGGCGCGTGACGTGCCGATGGGCGGCGCAGCTCGGAAAATCGACCGCAATCGAAAACTGGTTCTGCTTCATCGTGGATCAGTCGCCGGGATCGATGATGATTGTGCTTCCGACCCTCGAAGAGGCGACGAAGTTCAATCGCATCAAATTGCAGCCGACTATCGAAGCCTCGAAGCGCATCGCCCACAAGGTTTTGCCGGTCAACAGCCGTGATGAGCAGGGCAGCACAACGTCGTTCAAACGGTATGCCGGCGGCTTTTGTCAGATCGTCAATGCAGGCTCTTCCAAGGGTTTGCAGATGGTGTCCATCAAATATCTCGCCATGGACGAGGTGACCGGCTACCCCAAAGACGTTGACGGTCGCGGTAGTCCTCGCGATCAGGCGCGCGCCCGTCAGAAGATGTATGGCGATCTCGCGAAAGAGTGGCAGGGGTCCACGCCGGGCATAGCGGGTGAATGCGCGATCTCGGAAGACTTCGAAAGCGGCGACCAGCGTTTCCGCTATATGCCTTGCCCACATTGCGACACCTATCAGCCGATCATTTTCGACATGATGCGGGGTGCTGACAAGGAGCAAGGGCTACCGGTTCACGTTCGATGCATGCGCTGCGATGGTGTCATCCTCGACGGTCACAAGCGGGAGATGGAAGAGCGGGCACACTGGATTGCCCGCCGCGTCCAAGAGGGTGAAGAGCCGGTTCCGCTTGAGATTGCGGCGGACGAAATCGGTGATTGGATTTGCGCGCCCTGCGAGGGGCGCTGCCGCGACTGGCAACCGAGCTATCATTTGTGGGCCGCTTATGCGATCCGCGAAAAATGGGCTGACATCTGGCAGCGCTGGCTTGATGCGCAGGGCGACACCACGAAACTGAAAGCCTTCTATCAGCAGGATTTGGCAGAGCCGTACGATCCCGGCAGCACAACCGTCGAGTGGGAAAAGATCGTCAAGGCGGCACGGGACGAGATGGTCCCGACTGGTATCGTGCCGTCATGGGCGGCATTGCTTGTCTCTGCTGCCGACGTTCAAGGGTACGGCATCAAGTGGGCCGTGTATGCGATTGGGCCGCGCGATCAATATTGCCTGATCGATCGCGAGATATTCGAAGGATCGCCCGATCAGAGCGATGAGCCGTGGATAAAGCTGTCCGATGCTTTGAGCCGCACCTATCCAACGCCCGGCGGGCGCGAAAAGGCAATTGACCTTTCCGGCGTTGATTCTGGCTGGTCAACCGACCGGGTCTATCGTTTCTGCGTTGGCCGTCCGAACGTCATTCCCTTGGACGGTCGCGAGCCGGTCGGCCTGCCATGGCTTGGCACTCCGGTGAAAAAGGATGTCAGAGACCATCGAAAGAAGGTCATTGCCAAGGTCTTACTCTATCCGGTCGGTCTCTATGACGTGAAAACTGCCGTCACGGCGGCGCTTGCCAATCTCGTCCAAGGTGCCAGCGAGGCGGGGCAGTGGCCGCGCGGAACGATCCACTTCGCGGGCGATCTATGTGACGAGGATTTTGCCAAGGAACTAACCGCTGAATGCTTGGTGGACGAGGAAGAGGAAGCCCGGACCAGTCTCAAGCGAAGGTCGAAGCGGCTGGTAAACCCGAAGGCCGGACGGAAGTGGAAGAAGATCAACGGCCGCATGAACGACTGGTTTGACGTGACCGTCTATTCCTATGCCCTCGGCTGGCATCTTCAAAACAAGCGCAAGCTCACACTCGACCGGTGGGCCGACTTGATACGCGAGCTGCATGGCGAACCGGAACACGCCAACGACCTGTTTGACCTGGCTGACCTCAGCCCGTTCGGCAAGCAACAGCAAAAGCCGTCTCCACCATCTGGAAAACCGCGTCAGCGCAAGCGTTGGGGGTCATACTCGTGATTGAAAGCAAACCTCGGATGCGTGTGAAGGCAAATTCGGTGCGGGTTGAGATGCCCGCGCCGCAGCTCGCTCCATCGCGCAAAATGACGGCGCGATACCTTCGTGGTGATCGGGCCGGCACGCTTAGCATGCGTCGGGCGGTCACGCGCGATGCAAGGTTAGATGTCAGAGAAGCGGCAGAACGTGCTTCCGCATTGGCCTTTGACTTCATGCAGAATAGCGGCTGGATATCGGGCGCAATTCAGCAGATCGTCACCGATACCATTGGCGAAGAGCTTAAACTTGCCTGCCTCGCGCAGCTCGAATCCTTCGGCTACACGAAAAAACAGGCGACCGCATGGTGTCGCCGGGTTGAGCGCGCATGGCGGCGCTGGGCTTGGAACCCTAGAGAATGCGATCTCGCCGGCAAGGCGACCATTGCCGATATGGCGGAAGCCGCGTTGCTAAGCTTTCTTGCGACCGGCGAGGCTTTCGGCATTCTCGACAATGTACCGTTGGAAAAGCAACGTCGCCTTGGTTTGAAGTCCGGCACAAAGGTTTCTCTGATTGCATCGCATCGTTGCCCTCGTAGGACAGAGGAAAGCGTCGGACTCGATCAGGGTATCTATCACGACGAGGATAACAGGGCGGTTGCCTATCGCTTCCGCGTCCGTGTTTCTGGAGCCGAACAAGACCGAACGGTTGATGCGTCCGATGTGATCCATGTCATGGATCGTGCCGCTAACCTGAATAGCCCGCGTGGCATCTCGGTAATCGCAGCCGCTTTGAAGGTCATCGCGCAGTCAGACCAGTTGGCGGATGCGACCTTGGCGACCGCATTGATGCAGACGATTTTCGCGGCGACGATCAAAAGCCCGGAACCGAGCGATACCGCGTTTCAGGCGATACAGACGTTGAACGATATCGACGCGCCTGCCGGCTATGATGGGGACTGGTCGGAATTTATCGGCGGGTTGCAGCAAGATTTGCTCGACGTGTGGGACAATCGGATTGGGGCGCTGAAGGAAAAGGGCGTCTCGATGTCCGATTCCGCGCGGATCAATCATCTCGGCCCCGGTGAAGAATTCCAGATGCACACGGCTGCAACGCCGGGATCGCAGTATCTACCTTTCTTCCAAAATCTTTTGAAGGAAGTCGCCCGTTGCCTCGGCATCACATACGAGGCTTTGGCGATGGATCATTCCAACGCCTCTTACTCATCCGTCCGAATGGCCGTCGCCAGCATCTGGCCGATTGTCTTGCGTCGTCGCACTCGCATCGTCGCGCCCTTTTTGCAGGGCATATTCGAGCGCTGGTTAGATGAGATGATCTTTCGCGGCGTCATTCCCTTCAAGGGCGGTTATGCCGCTTTCAGTCGCGACCGGGAAAGCGTCTTTCAGACGGAATGGAGCGGCCCCGCCGCGCCGTCAGCCGACGATTACAAAGCCGCTCTGGCTGCGAAGATCAGGCTCGAAACCGGCCTGTCCACCTACCACGATGAATGCGCGCTCGCCGGCAAGAACGGCGAGGAACAGATCGTGCAGCTCGGGCGCGAAAAGAAGATGTTCGAGGACGAAGGCGTCCCGCATCCGTTTGGCCGGTCGCAGGGTGGCGGCGGTCCCCTTGGGGCCGCAGCCGTTGGAAACAGAGACCCCGCGAAGGAGGCTGCCTGATGGCGGACGATGCCGACCCCCTGAAAATCGATTGGTGTGCCCGCGCGGTGAAATTGCGCCGCGTGGAAGAGGCGTTGCTCTCCGGCGAGATGGTCACGGAAGCGCGCTTCGGCGAGGACATGTCCCGCTATGCCAACGCCTCGTTGGCAGAAGTGCAACGGGCTTTGAATGAGGCCATCCGCAATTGTCAGATTGCGAGAGGCGAGAAACCAGCGCGAACCCGATACGCGATCAGCGGTCGCATGCGCCCCTACTGAGGTCACGGAAATGGCTGCTATTGTTGAAGACGGAAAGCTACGGCTTTCCGGCTATGTCGGCGATTATTACTTTGAGGACGGCTTTACATCGGCCGATGTCGTCTTTGCTCTGTCGCAGATCGAGGCCGACGCGGAGCTTGCCGTCCACATCAATTCCGGTGGCGGCATCGCCACCGAAGGCGCTGCCATTCATGCCCTGCTTTCGGCGCGGCGCGGCGTGACGAATGTGGTGGTTGAAGGCATTGCGGCATCTGCTGCATCCCTGATCGCGATGGCAGGCCAGACCGTCACCATGTCGGCGGGCGCGGTGATGATGATCCACGATCCCAGCGGATACACCTTCGGCAATTCCGACGATCACAGCAAAACCATTGAAGCGCTTGAGGCGCTGGCGACTTCATACGCTCGCGTCTACGCCTCGAAATCCGGCAAGACCGCCGACGAATGCCGGGACATCATGAAGGCCGAACGATGGCTGACGCCAGACGAGGCGGTCGCCGAAGGCTTTGCCGACGACACTACCGAAAGCAAGGCCAAGGCGGTCGCCGCCTTCGATTACCGGCTGTTCGCGCACGCTCCGAAGAGCCTCGTTGCGCTGTCGAAGGCCAAGAACTGGTCGATGACGGCCAGCCCCCCACCCAAAAATCAGAATCCCACTTGCACCAAGGAGACAGCCATGAACGACAAAGAGCGCGCGGAAAGCCTCGCATCCGAGAATGCCGGCTTGAAAGCGCAGATCGAAAAGTTGACGGCCTCGGCTGACGCAGCCGTGCAACAGGATCGCGAGCGCCGCGCCGCCATCATGGCGCTCGATGAAGCGAAGGGACGCGAGGCGCTGGCGGAGCATCTGTTCTCGACCGGCCTTTCTGTCGATGCCGCCAAGGCAACCCTTTCCGTTGCGCCGAAAGCGGCCGATGCGGGCGAGCAGGACTATCAGCCGCCTCGCACCATGAATGCGCAGGGCCTCAATCGCGAGCCGCTGGCCGGCAAGTCGCATGCGAAATCGGGCCTTTCGGCTCGGATCGATGCCCGCGTGCAACGCGCCAAGGCATAGCCGGCCCGCCTGACTAGCATCTCATCTGCAACACATCTTCCGTGAAAGGAAACGAACATGGGCATTCTGCCTGTTATGAAATTCCAGCAGACGCCGGGCATGTCCACGCTGCTGAAAAAAGAAGTCGATACCGAGATTTGCCGTAGCGTCGGCACCTTGCTTGCCGGCGAGGCTGCTGCCCGCTCGCTGAAAATGGGACAGCTCGTCGGCAAGATCGTCGGTACCGATCAGGCACCAGCGGGCGCAAAGCTAGGCAAACTCGTTGCGTGGGACCCGCTCGCGACGGATGGCAGTCAGATCGTCCAGGGTGTTTGCCTGAAGGATTGCGAGGCTGCGGTGGGTGCCGATCTCGTTGGCGGCGTTCTCTACTCTCGCCGGCTCTCCGTTCTCAATCGCGCCGCCATTGTGTGGCCCGCTGATGCGACCGACGCCCAAAAGGCCGCGGCGCTCGAAGATATCGAAGAGCGCCTTGGGCTGATCGTCCGCGCCTAACCCATCCCCCATTAACCGCCGGAATTTCCGTCTCGCGCTCGCGGGGAGGGGTTCCCATGCCTATCAGGATACAAGGATCCAATCCGCCATGCCGGAAATCGTTCTGCCCTACTCGAATGTTGACCTCACGACGGAGGTCAACAAGCTGCCGAATACGTTCGGTCTTCTCAATGCACTCAATATCGCGCCGGGCGAGCCGAAGCGTTCCCGCCTCGTCCGCATCGACTATCGGGAAGGACAGATTGTTGTCCTGTCTCATCAGGAACCGGGCGGTCCCGGCGAGATTACGGATGACGGCGCTCAAAGTGGCATTATCCTGTCCATTCCGCATTTCACCCATTTCGAAAACATCCTTGTCGGCGACATCGATGGCCTCTTGGAGGTTGTGAACGGGCAGATTACGGACGTTTCGCTTGACGCGGAGCTTGAGCGCAAGCTCATCACCATCCGCAAAAACCATTCGATCACACGCGAGTTTCTGCGGCTCGGCATGTTGCGTGGCGAAATCAAGGACGGCAAGCTGCGGACGCTCTACAATCTCTATGATGTCTTCGGCGTCGAACGGAAGGAAGTCGATTTCGCGCTGGGCACCGCCGGCACCGATGTTCGCCAGAAGTGTGAGGAAGTCAGCGACCATATCCTGTCCAACGTCAAGGGCGAGACGGTCGGCGGCGTGGAATCCGTGGTCGACACCAAGTTTTTCTCGAAGCTGATTTCTCACTCGAAGGTCGAAAAGTTCTGGCTACAGGCACAGAATTCATCGGTTCACACGCAGTTAGAGCGCCAGCGCCTCGGCGGCAATTGGGGCCGGGTCTTCGAATTTGGCGATATCACCTGGCGTGAATACAAGGGCGGGTTGCCGGTCAAGAGCAATGACGGCTCCATTTCCACCCTCAAGAATGTCGATGACAATTCGGGCACGGTCTATCCTTCCGGCACCCAATCGATGTTCCGCACCTTTGATGGTCCGGCCTACCACATCGACCGCGTCAATCAGGCTCCGACCGTCGATGAAGAAGGATCGATCTTCATTTCCACCAAGGAACTGGATCACGGCGTCGGCCTCGAACTGAAATCGCAGTCGAACATGCTCGCGATCTGCAAGCAGCCCGATTGCTTGGTGCAGGTCAAAACGAACTAACAACCACCGTCATCCGGTCGCCGCAATGGCGACCGGATGCAGCCTTGGGAGATTGGGCATGCCTGTAGCGGCCAACTTTCACAGCGTCCGCGATGCTGTTGTTTCGGCGGTTGACGGCAAGTTTGCGGAAACAATCCGCTTGTCGCCGATGAGCGGTGGCGCGAGAGACCAGCAGAGGCCACAAACCGAGATTGAGGCGGTCTTGCGCACGGGTGGCGAAAAATCCAATTCCGTTGACGCTGCGAACCCAGCCGCTTGGCAATCCAAGATAGCTGCGGGGAAAGCCCTTCTTTACATCGATCGCACTCGATACCCGGATATCGCGGTCAGAAAGCAGGACGCGGTTCGTGCCTTGGCTCGCCCTGGGCAACCTGTCTTCGAGGTCTCGCTTGTCGATGATCGCAATCACACTCGGCTGATTGTCGAGTTAGTTCACAAATAACAGATTTGGCGGTTGCCTATGTCCCTTGTACGTGTCGCATTGCGCATTGCTGCGGTCGAAGCCCTGAAAGGGCGGACGCTGGTGGATTGCAACGTTCTGGATAGCCAGATTGGCGCGCTCGACGTTGCGGCCAACGGTTCATTGCATACGCCGCAGGAAAGACCGTTTATCTCGGTCTATACCGACGACTCAAAGGTGACGAACGGGCTAGAGCTGCGTTCATTCACGAAAAGTGGCCATGTGGATATTGTCTTTGAGGCCGGGATTGCCACGCCACATGTTGTGACCGATACGGACACAGACGAATCCGTCATCTACGAGGGCGTGCCGGCGACGGACGCGAATTTCGAGTTCCACCTTGATTTGACGATGCGGCAGATTGCCGACGCCTTGGCGGACCCGGAAAACGAATGGTCGGCAATCTTCAATGGTCTCGTCCGCAGCTTTGAGCAGTCCCAACGCTCAAGGGCGAGCGGCGATACCAACGGCGTTCGATTGGCGGCACATCAATTGAAACTAACCGTGGATGCGGTCGCCGATCCCGTTCGAGGCGTGGCGCTCAAAGATAGCTCGCCGTTGGCCCTGTTTTTCGCGAAATGTGAGACGGACCTTGTTTCGCGGATGCCGGATATGGCCAAAAAGATAGCACTCATGCGCACGCAGATCGCGGGCGATGCCAACGAACTGCAAGCGGCCATGCGCCGGTATGGCATGATTTACGGCGAGGCTGATGCCATGTTGATGACGCCAGCCTTTGAGGTGTCGTGATGAGCATGTTGGTTGAACAGCTCACGGACATGATGCACCGCATTGCCGAGCTTGAGCGCCGCAACCGCAATCGTCGCAGGAAAGGGACGATTGCGGAAGTCAGCGACGACAAGAGCAAATACCGGGTCAAGCTGTCCGACCAGAACGGCAAGCCCTACCTCACGCCATGGATAGGGGCACGGACCCTTGCGGCGGGTGGCGTCAAGGTGGACGTGCTCTATCAGGCGGGCGAGCAAGTCGATGTCGTGTCCGAAAATGGCGACATGACCGATGCGCAGATAGATTTCTCGACCTATAGCGCCGCTAACGCTCGTGAGAACAAGGATATGCCGTTGCATATCAAGATCGGCAAAACCGTCGTGGAAGCCTCGTCCGATCTCGTCAGGGTGACAGGTGCGACCGTTATAGTGGAATCGCCGAATGTGCAGCTCGGCGGCGAGGGCGGAAAAAGGGTCGCCCGTGTCGGCGACAAGGTAAATGTCGGGGCCGGTTCATCCTCGGGTCTATGGCCGATTGTCGAAGGGTCATCCTGCGTCTTTGCCAAAGACTAGTCGGCTATTTGCTGTTGTCCAATCATGCATCTTGAGAGTGTTAGGTGTTTGTCGCCAGCCAGAATTAGAAGATCAGCTGATCTCACGAGCGCAAGGAGACCAGCCGTATTCTTCCAGCATGGCATAAAGAGAATTCGGCGCGGGCAAATTCACGTTTAGCGTATGCTTGCCCTGTCGAGGCACCTATAATCGGGCAGCCAGACCGGCGACTGGCTTTCCAGTCCGATCCAGGTACGATTGCTGTCCTTCAGCGACAACTTCAATCAACTCGCCACAATCCCATACCTCATTGTAAATGGGAGGTATCACCCACTCGAAACTCGTGTTGAGGAAGCCATATTTCCTGTTTGTGCCAGCGTGTATGAGACCATCGTTGACGCTCCAAGCCACATCAAGTGTCGGCTCAAGCAACCAATTGCCACGGATATCGATGAACCCAAAGCGGTCGTCATATTCGACGGGAGCCATACCCTCCGCAAAAAGCCTGACGCCTTGGAACCGAGGCTCGATTACCCATTCACCGGCGGTGTCGTGAAAGCCCCATCTCTCGTTGTCTTCGGTATAGTCGTCGCCCGGCTCTCCTCTTCGCGATCCAGCAAGCCCGTTCTCGAAAGTGCCGGCATAGTGGAATTTAGGTTCGAGGAACCATTCGCCCTGCACGTTGATATATCCTTCGAGATATCCATTGTCTTTCCAATTCAGCCCGACCGTTGTAATCGGCGCCTCTTTTTGGAAGGTGTATGCTCTGGCAAATTGCGGCTGAATGGCCCAGTCCCCGTGTTGATCAATAAAGCCGACTTTTCCACCCGGCAGCTGGGCGCCGATGAGCCCCTGTGAAAAACCGCCGAGGTATTTGAAACGGGGTTCGATATGCCATCCACCATTCAAATTAACATATCCATACATTCCCGAATGGATAACTTTCATCAACCCGGCGCGAAAACCAAATTCATAGCTGAACTTCGGTTCAACAATCCAACGACCAAGCTCGTCAATGAATCCCCATTTGTCGAGGACTTTGGCGCGAACGGGTCCCTCACCGTAGGCACTGATCTTGGAGACGCCGGCGGGTGCTGGCTTCCAATGCCCTTCTCTGTCGACAATACCCCATTGGCCTTGATATTTAGCTCCTGCCATTGCGCCGCGGAACGGATTCGCTTCATCAAAGACCGGTTCAATCGCCCAAGCGCCACTGCGGTTGATGTATCCGGTTTTCCCGCTGACGTGAGAGCGAAGATTCCACAGATTTTTTCCCGAAAACGGCGCTGACGTCATCGAAGAGCTACTCAATGTCGATCTTTACTTTCTCGATTCTACAGACAACACGTGCCGGTCATCTGCCGCCACCGCGCAAAGCAGGGTCGTCTTCTGCGAACTTTGCAAATAGAACTTAGATCCTTTGAAGGGCGAGATGAACGCCAAGCCCTACCAATATCATTCCACCAGTGCGCTGCGTCAATCGTTGTGCCTGGCCTGAACGCTTTAGGCGGGCCATCACAGATCCCGCAAGATTTTCGCACGTGGGTGCGAACGACCCACCTTGACACCGGATTCGCTATTTTGAGGTGCAGCTATAGGCGTCTTTCATGCATTCAATGCCTATTGAATAGCTGACACACCCGCGAAAAATGAAATAACTCTGCCACTCTGGCTTTTGGTATTTCATACAGTTTTTGACGGCGGCGGGGGTCACGAGTCTCCAGTGGTTTTCCAATTGCCCTTTGGCAATGCTCTCTGCATAGAGGCATTTGGCCGTTTCCCACGCCTGCTCGGATTTCACGAGCATCTTGGATGTAAGATCTCGGCAATGTCGCATCATATCGAATTCGGGGAGTGGCGGCGTGTCGGTTGCAGCTGCATGGCCGATGATGGCCGATATTGCAACGGCTAGTGCCGATGCAACGATTATAGGAATTGGTTTCAACTATTGTCCCCTGCGCTGACGGACTACCCGTATTGGGTGCAGATCATCCGAATCTCGTTCGGATAGCAAGAGGCATAATCCCATGCAGAAATTCAAAGTTCGCACCGGCTGCGAGATCGCCGGGCAATGGCGCATGTCCGGCGAAACCATATCGCTGACCGCCGAGCAGGCGACGGAGCTTGCGCCGCCGTTTGGCGATGTCGTGTCGCCGGTCATTTCAGAAAGAGGTTCCAGCGATGCCGGATTCAACGGGTCTAAGCGCCGCAAGCGGCAAGCCTCTCAGTAATTGGCGACTATTTGGGAAATGCCAGCAATGGCAACTTTCGGCCCTAAGCGGACTTCAGTTCGACGAAACTTGAGGAGCGGCCGCCATTTCTCCATGCGACGAGCAGTTTTTCGACGTTTGCCTCAGCGCCGTCCTCGGATCGCAATTCGATGTCGTATGTCTTCCCGACATGTATTGTCTCGAAATCCCGCTTGGCACTGCCCAGCGGCCTGTCACCTCGCGCGGCTTCGCGCTCAGTCAAAAGTTCGAGCGGGCAGTGCACAGCGGCGAAGAAGACATCGTGCCCAGCCAAGAGATGGGCAAGTCTTTCTAACCATCCCTCAGTATCAAGAATGTGCTCAAGAATGAGATCGTTACCGGCATCCGCGTAAGCCTTCAGCGATCCGTGAAACCCATCGAAGAAGGCCATCCGGGCATCAGCCCAGCGAAAATCGCCGTTCTTGAAGCGCTCGGTTGGAAGCACGCCAGCGTCACGCAGGTGATCAATCGATATATGCCAGAAAGGTTTCTCGATGCGTTTCTGTAGCGTTTTCGCAATCGTTGATTTGCCGCTGCTCGACGCTCCGTGCAGAAAGATGATTTGTGCCATTCAATGGCCTCCCGGTTTGAGACAGCGCCTAAGGCAACTATATGACACCGCAATGACCGCAATTGGCGCAATCCCGCCCATTTCGCACGCGTGATATGGGCTTCCGGCGTTTACTCCAAATTCCACACATTACTCGGTTTGCCCGGCTGCGAGATTGCCGGGCAATGGCGCGCGTCCGACAAAACCATATCGCTGACTGCCGAGCAGGCGAGGGAGCTTGCGCCGCCGTTTGGCGATGTCGTGTCGCCGGTCAATTCAGAAAGAGGTTCCAGCGATGCCGGATTCGACGGGTCTAAGCGCCGCAAGTGGCAAGTCTCTCAGTAATTGGGGGCACGTTCAACAATCCATCCGCAAGATACTGAAGACGCCGAAAGGCTCGCGCATCATGCGCCGGACCTTCGGTAGTGATCTGCCCGATCTCGTAGACGGTAAGATGACCCGCCGAAACATCCTTGCGGTCTATGCCGCTGCGGCGACGGCAATCCTCGAATGGGAGCCGCGCTATCGGATGACGGCGGGTCGAGTGACACGAGCCGATGCGGGCGGATCGATTACACTGGAAATCTTCGGAACCTATTACCCTCGCGGCCACCGCGGCGACTACTCCATATCGGAGAGCGCAAGCGTCCGCGTCATCTATAGCGGGACCTGACCATGGCAATCTACGCGCCTGATATCATTGACATTTCCCGCCTGCCGGAACCGGACGCGATTGAAAAGCTCGATTTCGAGACGATCCTTGCAGCCCGGATGTCCGATCTGGAAAAGCGGGCGGGACAGGCCGGCTATGAATATGACGTGGGTGGCCTCGAAACCGATCCGATCAAGATCGATCAGGAAGCCCATGCTTTCCGCGAAATGCTGATGCGCGCTCGTGTCAATGACGGCCTGCGCTCGACACTGCCGGCGTTCGCAAAGAATGCCGATCTCGACCACGCTGTTTCAAAGGCCGGCGTTGAGCGCATTGTGACGCTAGACGAACATGGCAAGATCGTCTTTCGCGAAGACGACAGCGCCTTGTTGCGCCGCTATCTCGCGACCTTCTCCGCGCCTGCCGCAGGCTCGGAAGATGGATACCTGGCTGCGGCCTTGAAGGCTTGGCCGCAGGCGCATGACATTCGAATCGTCAATGGAGGCGCGGGCAAGGTTCTCGTCTATCTGCTGGGTGCCGGTGGGGTCGCGGCTCCCTTGGATGCGGTCTTTGCCGTCGCCAAGGCGCTCGACGCCAAGCATATCAGGCCACTCACGGACGATGTAACCGTTTCGGCGGCGGCTATCGACCGCTACGCCCTGGCTGGCAAACTTATTGTGCCGCGTGGCCCGGACCCCGCGCAGGTGCTTGCCGCCGCAGTCAAGAGCGTCGAGGCGTTCGGCGTGGCCCGCTATCATATCGGAGCGGAAATTCCGCGCGATGCGCTGTTATCGGCGGCCTATGTCCCGAATGTCATCCGCATTGAAGGTGCGGAGTTTTCGGACATGCCGGCCCGCGCCAACGTCGCGCCGTATCTGACAGGCATCGATCTGACGTTCGGGGTGCAATCATGATCCCCGCGCAAACGCATTTGCTGCCGCCTAATTCGGAGCCGCTGGAAAAGGCGCTGGCGGCGGTCGGGGAGCGTACCGATGCAATCGGGATTGATTGGCAAGCCTACCTCGATCCGCTGACGACGCCGGTTCACTTCCTGCCGGTTCTCGCACACGCCTATTCGGTCGATATCTGGAATCCGAAATGGCCGGTCCATCATCAGCGGCGTGTCATCGCCGATGCGATCTATCATCACCGGATCAAGGGCACGCTCGCCGGGCTTGAAGCCTATGCCGGCATCGTCGGAAGTGAGATTATCCGCACCATCCGGCCACCCGGCACGTTCTTTCTATCGGGCGGCATGTCGGAAGAGCAGCGGGCGGCGCTTTCTGACCGCATGCCGCAAATCCGTATCTACACCCGTGCGCTGCGGTCCAGCGCCGGGAAGCGACTGTTTCTTTCGGCGCGATCTTATTCGGCCCTCGGTGCCTCCTTCATCGCCGACAGCAAGGCGGCGGAGCGAACGCGCCCGCGCATTACCTTTGTCGAGCGCGGGATAGAGCAGCCGATCAACGTCGAAGAGATAACGGATATCATTCCGGGTCTCGGTTACGCCCTGTACGAGCGGGCCTTGCTGCGGCGTCCGCGTCGGCGCTCTGTTACCTATCTCGGCAAAAGCTTGCGCTTCTTGGTGTCGCTCGATCACAACCGATCGGTGGCGGCATTCAGGCGGGCGGACGGTGCGCCCTCGGTCATTCGCTATGGGATGCGCCCGGCGACCGTCCAGCCCGAAGCCGAGTACACGCCGGCAAAGGCAGGCCGGGCGGCGTTCTTCGGGCGACCCTTGCACCGTCGTTACTGGTCGAACATGCGATCAGAGACGCGGGTGTTTGAGCGTATCGTCATTTGGGATCCCGAAATGGTCCCGCGCCGCCGTGGTGCCTCCTATTTGGGTGTCAGCCGCTTCGGTGTCGCGCCATTCACTGCCGAACTGGTTGTGCATGTGCCGTCCATCAAGCCTCGCCGTGCGCTCTTGGTAGGCGGTTTCTTCGGAAGCTTCTTTGCTGCGTCGGATGGCGAAAAATATCGCGAAACCCTGCGAGCTTTGCGCGCCGCGAAATCGGCGCGAGACACGATCCTCATCAACACGAAAACCTATCGCAGCCCGCAGGCAGGCCAGCTCATCGTTGCTGGCACGCCCTTCATTGCTGGCCGTCTACTCAGGAGCTGACATATGCTGAAAACAGTGCCGTTTCAGGATCGCATGGAGGCGCGTCATAGCGACCTCAACGCTATCCAGTCGTCAACCCGCGCGACGTTTGACACGCTGGTAAAGGATGCGGTGACGGCGGACGCGCCCGGTTATGCCGGCTTCACCGTCACCAAAAATAGCGCGACCGAATTGCAGGTTGCCGGCGGTCGGATTTACCGGCCCGATGGCGCGATCTTCGAGATGGCGCAGGCATCCACCCGCAATATCGTCTCGATCCTGCCTTCTGCGACCAAGCGGCTGGTTGCGGTGATCGCCTACGGTCAAGAGGAAGATAGCCGCAACGAGACCCGCGACTTTCTCGTTGATCTGGAAAGCGACACGACCGAACCGCGCATGATGGTCGTTGAACGCCAGCGTGCCGCCAGGATTGACCTCATCCCGGGGCAAGAGAGCGCGACACTGCCTCGGCCTGTTGTCGATCAGTCGCTTATCGTCATTGCCTGGGTGACGCTGAACACGACCGGTATCGAGGCGATTGCGATGGAAGGGGCCAATGCGCTTCCGTCCGTCACGCGCAATGACAAGCGTATTCGCTCGCTCGAAGTCTGGCGCGACCAGATCGAACCGCGCATCAACACGATTGCCAGCGATATCACCGCGCTCAAAAAGGGCATGGCGGGCATGGCCGGCTCCGGCGAGCTGATCAACGTCATGCGCGATATCGCCCGCCTGAAAGAGAAAATGGAGATACCGGACGATGCGTCGGATTGGGCGTCGGATCGCTATCTGACCGACAATGAAACCGACAAAGACAACATCGATCTTCTTTGCCTTGTCGAAGAGGGCGTGCGCTTCTCGCATGAGAACCGCAACGAAACTCAGATTTCGCTCTATAACCCGCTCGATCTCAACGCCTATGTGCCGGGCAATGGCCTGTTGCTGCCGGCGATCTCCGGGCGGGAAATCCGTCTGGCGTCATCGGCGGGCGCTGTCGATGGTTCCATTGCCATCGCGCAGTACGGTTTCCAGACCCACGAGATGAAACAATTGTCGGTGGCCCGCTCGCGCCTGCGCTATGGCCCTGCCTATAACGTCTGCAACAATTCGCAGTGGTGGGCCGACGGAGTCTACGACAGCGCCACCAACACATTCAAGAAGAACGGCGAAACCTTCCTCGTCACGGGCACGCAAATTCTCGATAACGTCTACGGTCAATCGTGGTGGGACCCGCTTAATGCCCATACGCTGCTGCGCGTTCAGCAGTTTTGGGAAGACGAGTGGAACGATAACTATTGGGTGGCGCAAGTCACCGACCGAACGGTGTCCGGCGCGCAGATCGCGCAGACCATTCTCAACTCGCAAGATGGTTGGCTGTCCGGTCTCAAGCTGCGCTTCACCGAGAAGGGCGCGGACGGCGATGTCCATATTTCCATCGGCTACACCACGGCCAGCGGTTCGCCTGACCCCGAGCATCTGGTGACGCATGTCACGATCCCCTATGCCGATATTAAGGTTGCGCCGAACGATACCTATGTCACCATTCCGCCCGTATTTTTGGAAGCCGGCCAGCGTTACGCGTTGATCGTGACCACGCTCGGCAATCACAAGGTCGCGGTCGTTGACAGCAACAAGTATGCGCAAGGCACGCTGTTCTACTCGACGGACGGCGCATATTATCAGGGCGACCTAACCCGAGACCTGTATTTCCAGATGGAATATCTGGTCTTCAAGGCGTCCCGCGTGGAAATCGAACTGGCGGCTTTGACGCTTTCGGGCGGCATTGCTTCCATCGATATCCTTGCCGGTACGATTAAGCCGAAATCCTGCGCCATCGAACATCAAGTGATGATCAACGGCGCATGGAAGCCGTTGAACGTGTTGACGCCCAATCTGCTTGTGGGCTTGCCGCCGCTGCTCCGCCATCGCGTCGTGATGACCGGGACGAATGCCGTTGCGCCTGCTTTGGAGATCCCGAGCAGCCGCATTCGCATCTGGCGACAGCGGACCACGTTGAAGCACATTTCGACGCGCCGGACGCTGGCGACTTCGGCGACGACGATCACGGTGCAGCTCATCATTGCCAAGTTCGAGGCGGACCGACACACGATCACGGTCAAGCTGCGCAAGGATGATAATACGCTGATCGAAAGCATCGGCTTTGTGGACGAACCGATCGATCCCGGTCGCTTCCGGCGCACCTACGGCTTTGCGGCGACGCCGGCAATCAACGCCTACAAAATCCAGATCGAAGGCACGACGAATAATGCCCTCGTTCCTTTCCACGTCGAAGAGCGCGTTGACGTAGCGCTCTAACTCCCCGGAGACGAAACATGCCTGCCAAGAGCACTATGCCGGCCTTCAAGCCGGACGCGGACTATCGCGTCCAAGTCGCAACCGTCCGCAAGGTTGCCGGGCTGATCATACGCCCAAGCCAAGGCGGCACCATCAAGGGCGTTCTCGCAGAACAGATCAAGGATGACATCCTCTCTTTCGAGGAAGTCGCGCCAACGCAGGAGTAACCGGTCATGCGCCGACTGGATCAATATCAAATCAGGGTCGGCGATGATCTCGGCGACCCCGATTTCTGGAACCGACGCTTTGAAGATGTCGATTTGCGCTTGCATGGGCAAGAGCTGATCGAAAAGGACTGGCAGTCGGCTGTTCGCGAATTGCAGGAAAACGGCTTGCGTCGCATCGATGAAGCGGTCTCGCCGCTCATTGCGCAGTTGCAGGAAGACTTGCAGCTTGGCGCGGTCTTCATTGCAGAAAGCAAATCCACGATTGAGGTGAAGACCGGTCCTTTGACAATCGGCATCAGCTCGGCCAACAAGCGCCGCTATTCTCCGGCTGCCTATCTGGCACTCGTGACGCGCGATGCGCCCTATGGCGTGATGCTCGGTCGGTTGATCTCTTACAATCGCGACACCGGCTCGCTTGCCGTCGATATCGAAAGAACCTTTGGCGCGGGCGACCCCATCCGCGCCAATTGGATCGTCTCGGCTACGTCGCATATCGATTATCAGGCGGATCGCGTCTACCGCGAGGCCGGTGGCGGGTTGACGTCCACGACGGTCGAAGATTCCCTTCGCGAAATCCTCGCCCTGACGGTGCCGAGAACACGTTCCATCACTGCGGGGATGGGGTTGAAGGGCGGCGGCGAGATGGTCAGCGACCTCTCAATGTCGCTCGATCTCGCTTATACCGACGTCCGGTACGTGAAGGCGCAGGACTATGACCGCCATCGGCATCTATGGTCGGAGATCGACAACAAGCCGACGACCCTTGGCGGCTATGGCATCGGCGATGCCCACACCAAAGCCGAAATCTTCAACCTCCTGACCGGCAAGCAGGACAAGCTTTCGTACAGTGCCGAAGACAAGGCCAATAAGGGGAAGCCGGACGGTTATGCGCCGCTCGGCCCGGACGGCAAGATTGCCGGTGCTTTTCTTCCTGTCGATGGCAGTTTCCTCGGCGTCTACAATGCGGAGACGAACACGCCGGCCATTTCCTCGGGTTCGGGAAATCAGGGTGACTTTTGGGTTGTCTCTGTTGCCGGATATGTTGTCGCGGACGATATCGGCGCGGTTGCAGCCGGCGACCAGTTACGTCGTGGTCCGAGCCGCTGGGAACTTGTGCCGACGTTCAATGCCGTTTCTTCGGTTGCCGGAAAAACGGGTGTTATCACCTTAAATGCCGGCGATATTTCCGATGGCGGGGCAACCGGTCGCGCGATCCTCAAGGCGGGCGATGCAGCGGCGGCAAAGGCCGCTCTGTCGCTTGCCGTCGCCGATCTATCGGATTTTTCGACCGCATGGACGGCTGCTTACGAGGGGGTAACATCGGCCTACGGTCGCGCTCTTGTCGCCGCCGTCGATGCCAACGCGGCCCGTGTTTCGCTACAGCTCGGTTCCGCAGCCTTGCAGGCATCGACGGCATTTGCTGCCGCCGCTCATGTCGGGGCTGGCGGCGTTGGGGCACACCCTGACGCTACGGCTACGACCAGCGGCTTTATGTCGGCAGCCGACAAAACCAAGCTTGGCGGCATCGCGGCGGGTGCAAACAACTACGTCCACCCTACGGGGGACGGCAACTTGCATGTGCCATCGACAGGAATTGGTAGCTCCAAAAAGGTGCTGACTGCAGGGGGCGCAGCCGGGTCGATGACCTGGAGCTTCGTGGATTTTGCCGATGTCGCCGGAAAGCCAACGACGCTCTCGGGTTATGGCATTGCCGACGCCTATAGCACCGCTACGATGGACGCTCTGCTTGCGGCAAAACAGGCGAGCCTTGGCTATGTGGCCGAGAACATTGCCAACAAGGGTGCTGCTAACGGGTACGCTTCGCTCGACGGAGCCGGCAAAATCCCGGCGTCGCAACTGCCGGCATCTGCGATTACCGATACCTTTGTCGTGGCAACGCAGGCGGCAATGTTGGCGCTCGGGGTGCAAAAGGGCGATGTTGCCATCCGAACCGATGTCAACAAGAGCTTCATCTTGCAGGCCGAGCCGGCGACGACACTGGCGAACTGGCAGGAACTGCGCACGCCTACGGACGTAGTGCAATCTGTCGCTGGCCGGCAAGGCGCTGTCACGCTGACATCGGCAGACCTGACGGATGCGAGCGCGCCGGGCAGGGCATTGCTGACTGCCGCGAACAACGTCGCGCAACGGACTGCCCTCGGGCTTGGAAACGTCAACGATACCTCGGATGCGGCAAAGCCGATTTCGAACGCAACCCAAGCGGCTCTCAACTTAAAGGCCGATACGGGCCACAAGCACGGTATCGCCGATATAGCGAACCTTCAGACGACCTTGGACACCAAGCAAGCGAGTCTCGGCTATGCTCCGGTCAATCGTGCCGGCGACATTATGTCCGGCGCTCTTGAGATAAGATTCGCCGACCCGACGCTGTGGCTGCATCACCCGAATGTAAAGCGCGGACGATGGGTCGTCGATGGTGGCGGCACTCTGATTTGGCAGGATCAGAGTGGGCAGAACCACTTTTGGATCGGTGGTGGAGGCGAAGTATGGACCCAGCAGCTTGGCGACCTTAACACCCGCATCGAGCAGCGTGCTAACGCCTATGGGGCCGCTCACGTTGCCAATGCCGTCACCGACTCGCGCGCTGCTGGATACATAGAGGTCGCCGTCAAAACCGGCTCGACTGGTGGAGGCGATAGCAACAACGGCGGCTATTACCTTTGCCGGGCCTATAAATCCGGCGTCGAACAGCTGACGTTTGGCAGCAGACAACTACAGCTCTACATTCAAAATCGCGGCTGGTTTGCCGCCTTCGCATTCTAAGGATTGCCGATGCACGAATTCGGAAAACTCACGGCGAGAGCCGAGACCGTTGAACTTGAGGGCGGGCAGGCGGTTCGAATCTATGCCTTCTACGATGCCGACAACATCGAATGGCACGAGCTTTACAGGTCGCAACCGCCCTTCGATTTCTATCTTGCGGTGGACGATAGCGGCTTCATCGTCTCGATGGAGCCGGACCCTGAACATTCGCAGATCGCGGATTACAGGATTATCGGCATTAGCGCGGTCGAGGCTGATGGATTCACCCGTGGTCCCGGCGGCACGGTCTACGGCATGAAGTGGACCGGCACGAGGATCGTCAATCCGGTCGAATTCATGACGACGGAAGAGAAGCGAGCGGCCATGCCGGCTCTGACGCCACGCCAGTTCCGTGACGCCTTGATAGACAACGATATCATGCCGGACGAGGTGACGGCGGCTATCAACCAAATCACCGATCTCAAGGCGCGCGCGAAGGCGCTCAATGCCTGGGAATATCCGTCCGAGTTTCTGCGGACGGACCAACTGCTTGAGCAGATCGGCGCTTCGTTCAATCTTTCCCCGGATGCGATTGACGCCATGTGGGCGGCGGCAACGCAGCGATAGAACGCTCGTGATTTAGTTCGGAAACTCTCTGTGCTGATCGAGCGCTTGCAGGAGGCCGATTAGAGATTCAGCCCAATACCACGGCATATCTTGCAGCACCATGCCGCCTCTCTCGACCACTTCGAATGTCTTCGCGTCGAGGATCGCAACGGTGCCGTCTTCATCTTCGTGAATGGCGTATCGTTCCAGCATGTCGACAAATTAGCTCGAAAAGGCTGAGGGCGGAAGTAGAATTTATCGACCGATAACACAGCTTGCCGCGTGCCGGCGGGCTGCTTACGCGTGGCCGTTCTAAATTAGACAGGCGGCACAAACCTTCACCGATCTTCTGTCATTTTTCATTGGAGACCATTCATGGCCGACCTGTCCTATGCGCATGGCGTGACACTTGCGGAAAGCGCGGAAACTCCGTCGCTCTTGCGTGTCCAGCGCAACGGCATCACTTTCGTCAACGGCACGGCACCCGATGCGGACCCCGCCGCCTTTCCGTTGAACTATCCGACGCTGATTACATCGCTGCCATCGGCGGCGGCGCTCGGCGTCGCCGGCACTCTTCTTGAAGACGTCAGCACCGTTTTCAACGAGGGTGGCTCATGGTGCATCGTCAACCGGGTGCCCGATAGCGCGGACCCTGCCACGTTAGAGAGCAACCTAATCGGCGATCCCGTCGCTCGCACTGGTATTTACGCGGCGCTGCGGGCCAAGGCGATTACCGGCTATCAGCCTCGCGTGGCTATTACATCAGGCAATACCGGTGCCTGGGTGGAGGGCGGCGTTGTCTCGATTTCGCTTGCGGAGCAGGGGGCCAACCTCTCGGAAGTGCCCATTGTCGAGGCGACCGGCGGCGGCAACGATCCCGGCAAGGCTCTGCCCAAGCTAGAGGCCGTCATGGGTACGGGCGTGGCGGATGCGGGCAAGGTCGTCGCTGTGCGAGTGGTCGAGCCCGGCAAGAAGCTGTCGCAAGCGCCGACAATCGTCTTTACGGGCGGTGGCAACGATGCGGGCAAGGTGCTGCCGGAGGCAACGGCCAATGTGGGCGATGTTGCCAATCCCTATGTCTCGGCATTGAATGCCATTCTGCCGAAGATCCGCGGTCGTGCCTATATTACCGGTCCGAACACCACGAACGCCGAAGCCGTCCGCTTCCGCCGAACCGTCAACGGCGGTCGCATTCTCATCATCGATCCGAAGACAATCAAGAACGTCAACGGCGTTCCCGTGACCAAGCCGGTCGCCGCTGTCTTTGCCGGGGTACGCGCCCGCGTCGTGGCGTCCTCCGAAGGGGTGTCCGGCTCGGTTTCCAACAAGATCATTCGCACGATCGATGGCGTTGCCCGTACGATCTCCTACCCGGATGACAGCAACTATCTGAACGAAAAGCAGGTTGCGACCATCATCAATGAGCGCGGCGGCTTCCGCACATGGGGTAGCCGTCTCGCGACCGATGATCCGCTTTGGCAGTTCGATAGCGTGCGCGCTACTGCCGATATGGTCAACGAGGCTCTTGAAGACCTCTATTTCCTCTATGTGGACCGCAAGTTCACGAAGGCGAACCTCAAGATGCTGATCGAGGACGGCAACGCCGCGCTTCGGGTCTTCAAGAACAACGACGATATCCTTGGCGGGCGTGTCTGGCTTGCAGATATCAACGAACCGACGACGCTCGCCGATGGCAAGCTCTTCCTCGACGTTGAGTTTGAGCCGGTCGGCCTGATGGAACAAATCCACGTCACCACTCACCGCAACATTCTCTACTACCGGCTGCTGCTGGACGAAGTGAATGGAGCAATCGAAACCGGCCCGCTCTCGCTCGCCGCCTGATTAAGGAAACTCCGAAATGGCAGAAAAGACCCTTCCTAGCTTCATCTTGCGCGACTGCATGATGTGGGCCGACCGCGTGAGCAAGCTCGGCCAAATCGGTGACATCACCGTGCCCGTGCCGGAAGCCAAGCGCGAAGACGTGCGCAACGCCGGCATGATCAAAGCCCGCAAGGTGCAGCTCGGCTATGAGGCGCTGGAATTCAAGTTCAAGATGCCGGGCCTCGACCCGCAGATTTTGAAGCTGCACGGCGTCAAGCCGGGCGTCGATACGCCATTCATGGTGACGGGTGCTCTCGTGGACGAGGACGGCACTACGCATAGCGCCGTGCTGACCATTCGCGGCAAGATGTATAAGCCCGATCACGGCACATGGAAGGCCGGCGACCTCGCCGAAAATGATCACGCCGTTGACGTGAATTACTACAAGCTCGAAATCGACGGCGAGGACATCTACGAGATGGACGACTTTGATTTCAAGGTCGGCGGCGTCTCGCAATACGGCGATATCCGCAACGCCTTGCTGCTCTAACTCCGCAGCAACTCCCTTACAATCTTCCTTCACTAAGCCCGCTTTGAGCGGGCCATTTTCTTTGAGGAACCATCATGACCGAAGCTGTTAAAGTCCCGCTCTCCAAGCCCGTCACCCACAACGAGGCGTCCTATTCTGAGCTGACATTCCGTGAGGCGACCGTGGGCGACTTCATGGCTGGCGACCAGTTCAAAGGCGAGATTTCGCAGAACGTCGCCGTACTCTCTGCCATCTCCGACGTGCCAATTCCGGCCTTTAAGAAAATCTGCGCTGCTGACTATCGGCGAATTCTCGACGCAACCAAGGACCTGTTGGGAAACGCATAAATCAACACGACTGGCGCTTGGTTGCCCTGTTCGTTGCCCGTTTCGCCCACACACCGCTCGATGTCATCGAGCGGTGGTCACCTGAAAAAATGCTCGCCTATTTCGAGACGGCTCGCACCATGCGGGACGCGCTGGAGGGACCATCATGACCACACTTCAAAGCACCCTGCGCGTCTCGCTTCTGGACGATGTGACGGCCCGCGCTAAGCATATCACCAACGCCCTGAACGGTCTTCGGGCACAGCAGCGGGCGACCTTCGCACCTATCCGAAGCATGGTCGGGCAGGCGGTCGCGTTCGGTGCTGGCTATCTCGGTGTGAGGGAGGGCTTGCGGGCAACGGCGGGCGAGGCGATCAAGTTCGAGTCCGCCTTTGCAGATGTCAAAAAGGTGGTCGATGCGTCCAGCGAGCAGTTTGAGAACATGCGCCGTAATATCAGGCGCATGTCTGGCGAAATCCCGATGTCCGCCAACAACATTGCTGCTCTCTATGCTGCTGCCGGCGAATCCGGCATCGCAACGCAGGATTTGCAGGGCTTTGCCGAGATGGCGTCCCGTGTCGGCATCGCTTTCGATATCACGGCGGAAAAGGCCGGTTCTAGCCTGGCTAAACTGAAAACGCAGTTCGGTTTGACGGTTGCCGAAACCGGCGACCTCGCCGATGTCATGAACCACCTTTCCAACAATATGGCGAGCAAGGCATCTGAAATTACGGATTTCATGCTGCGCGTCGGTGCGCTCGGCAAAATCGCCGGCTTCACCAAAGAGCAGGTTGCCGGCATCGGCAGCGCCATGATTGCAGCCGGCGCGGAGCCGGAAGTTGCCGCGACTGCCATGCAGAACGTGACGAAGGCATTGACGCGCGGTGCATCGGCGAAGAAAAGCCAGCGCGCCGCCGCTGAAAGGCTCGGGCTTGACCTGCCACAGATCGCCAAGCAGATGCAGAAGGATGCGCCGGGCGCTCTGAAAAAGGTTCTCGCCGCCATCGCCAAGGCTCCGAAGGATCAACAGATTTCCATTGTCTCGGATTTCTTCGGCGACGAGGCAAAGGCATTCATTCCGCTGCTCGGCAATGTCAAGCTGTTGGATGATGCGCTCGCCAGTGTCAGCGACCGCACGAAATATGCCGGCTCCTCCATGAATGAGTACAAGCAGCGTGCCAGCACCACGGGCAACGCGCTCGAGCTTTTGGGCAACAAGGTATCGAATATCTTCTGGGAGGTTGGCGACAGCATGTTGCCGTCCATCAGGGAAGGCGCGCAGGCTATCAGCGATGTGTTGGATACACTCGGAAGCCGGGCAACGATCTTCGACCAAATCAAGATCGGTGCGCAGGGCTTTGCAAAAGGCTTTGGCTACGATGGCGGTATTCGCGAGCTGGTCAACGACATCAGCGACCTGATGCTTGGCAAGGTCGATCCGAACGCGGGCGAAAGCCTTGGCCGTTTCTTCATGAAGGCGAGGGAATGGGGCGCATCCATCCGTGAGCTGACGGACGCCATTCGCGAAAACCCCATCGCCCGATTTTTCGCTGAAATGTCGGGGTATGGCTTCAAGCTCATGTTGTGGGGCGCTGGCTTTGCCTTTCTCGCCGGGACCGTCCGAAAGCTGGCAAGTGCGATGTTTCTACTGTCGGGGGCGAGTACGTTGCTCGGGGCGCTCAAGACGGTCGGTTCTATCGCGGCGCTTGTCGGTGGTGGGACGGCGACTGCGGGCGGCGTGACGGCAACCGCTGCAACCGGAGCGGCTGCGGGCGGTGCTGTTACCGGCTTGCTTGGCGGCTGGTCTGCCATGCTCAAAGGTTTCGCGCGGCTTGGCATATGGGGGATGGCAGGAGCGGGGGCTTGGGAGCTTGGCAAGCAAAGCTATACCGGCGACACGTTCTACAAACAGGGGAAGGCTTGGTTGCCTGGCCCGGACGATGCTTTGCATGCCATTGGGTCGTATCTGAAGTCATTCGCTCTGTCTGAAAATGGCCCGGCTCCGGCTGGTGTCTATGCGCAATCGGCGATGGGCAATGCACGCGCAGCCCGGGCGGCTGGCTTTGGCGGGTCGACAACGGAAACGCTACCCGGAAAGACGGCGGACGATCTCGCGATGATAACCGCTCGTATCGATGCCTCTTCCATCGCCGAGATGGTCAGGCCAAGCGGGACACAGGATGTTCGCGTGGTAAACCAACAGCCGCCGAACGTAACGGTTCATGCTCCCATCTCGATTACCGGTGTTTCTGACCCACAGGCGGTGGCAAATGCTGTGATTGGGCGGCTTGGTGCAGCCGTCAAAAATGCGACGGATTCGCACTTCAGCGACTAGTACTGCTTCGGGAGACCCTGCGCACGCGGTCGCTACAATACCTCGAATTGACAGTGATATTGGTACGTAACGTGCCCGAGAAAGTCCCTACGGTTGCTTTCGGACATATTTGCAATTTTCACGTCTTTGCCAGGATTTTGGGCTCTCACCTGGCCTGCCAAGCCGCCGCATACTTCCGTTTGGTTGTGACCGCCGTTGAGCCAAGGAGAGTCGAGATTTACCTTCGCCAACGGCGCCGTTGTGGGGATTGGCGGCTGCGCTGGACCTGACTGCTGCCTCTGTGGTTGCTGGTCTATATAGGATTCAATGTCGGCTGACGTTGGCTCTTCGGTGATCAGACCCATCGTCGAGAGAAACTGAAGTTTGGCGATCGCTAGGCTCGTCTCGCCGTTAATTGCATGGTCAATGCGCGTGTGTTCGGCTTGTAACTTCTCAAGCGCGCGTTGCTCGCTACCACTATGGTAAGACACCGCAACGTTCGCCAGCCCTGCAATGACTGCACCAATAATAGCAAGACTGAGTGGTCCGGTAATTAGGCTGCGATTCGCCTCTTTATTTCTGATCGCGAGTTCTCCCTCTTTGACGGCGGTCTCCCGCTCTTTCAGCAAGAGTTCGCGCTCGCGGAACTCTTGTTCCCGTAGCCACTTCTCGCGTTCGAATTGTTCCCCGATGAGGGATTTACTCTCATCCATAAGACAACCGATCCATCTGTCGTCACCTTCATGGAAAATAGCTCAGCCGCCGTCTCAACCTTTGTAGCATCTACATTTTATTCTCTGACATTCGCGGCTTTTCCGGAATCTCTCAATTATAGGTAGATCATGACAAGCGTAACATCGATGATGCTCGGAGGCTACGCCTTCGAGGCGTTGGGCTTTGGCTATCACGGGATCAAGCGCAAGGTGAACACGCCTTGGGTTGAGATACCTGTCGGCCAAGCCCTCAATCCGCAGCAATGGACCGGGCCAACGTCCGATGAAGTGACGATTCAGGGCGTCTTGTTTCCTGAGGAGTTTGGCGGGCAATCGCAGCTTGACGGCATCATTGCCGCATCCATGGCCGGCACGGAAATGATGCTTGTCAGCGGTGACGCCATGGAAGGCGTCATTCGCGGCATGTTCACGGTCCAATCCGTCGAGGAAGATCAATCCTATCACGATGCGCGGGGTGCGCCTCGCCGGAATGCCTATGTGATCTCGCTCAAGCGAAGCAGGGCGGAGACAGCGACGGGCGCCGGCGGCGTGGTCGATAGCGCAACCTCTTTCCTCTCCGAACTTTTCCGGTGATCGCATGGCAAAGACTTACACAACGCGACAGGGCGAGACGGTCGATATCGCCTGCCTCTCTCACTACGGACGAACGTCCGGGGTTGTCGAGGCGGTGCTTGCCGTCAATCCGGGGCTTGCTGGCTTCGGTCCGGTCTTGCCGCTCGGCACGCACATTTTGATGCCGGACATGCCGAGTGTGAGCGCGGAGCGTCGTCTTACTAGCCTATGGGATTGAACATGCATCCTCGTGTTGAAATTAGCGTCGATGGCGTTCCCGTCGCGGGCCAATTCTATGAGCGGCTTATCTCTGTCACGGTGACCGATGAAGAGGGGTTGAAGTCGGATACGGTCGATATTGAGCTGAACGACGGCCCGCCGAATTTCCTCGCCCTGCCGCGCAAGGGTGCCATCATCTTGGTCAAAATGGGATATGGCAGCGATCTCGTATCGAAGGGCCAATTCACGGCTGACAAGATCAGCCTCGATTGCCTGCCCTACAAGATGTCAATCTCAGGCAAGGCGGCGGACCTGCGCGGCGGCAAACTGAAAGAGCGGCAGGAGCGGTCATGGGATAAAGCCAAGCTCGGCGACATCATATCCGAAATCGCAGGCGAGAGCGGATTGACGCCCGCCGTGGACGGCGACCTTGCCGGGTATATTTACGACTGGATAGGCCAGCAAGACGAGACGAATATCCATTTCCTGCGGCGGCTCGCAGATCGGCATAACGCCCTGTTCGCTATCAAGCAAAAGCGGTTGCTGTTCGCCCGGCGCGGCTCTGGCCTTTCGGCTTCCGGCTCGTCGCTTGGTTCGATCATCTTGACGCCCGCCGCCATCAAAACCGGCACGCTGAAAGTCGATATCAACGACCGCACGAAATACAGCAAGGTCGTCTCCTACTATCAGGATGCGGGCCAAGCGAAGCGGGTCGAAATCGAGGCGGAAGCGGATGCCGACGGCGATAGCGTTTACCGCATTCCCGAAGCGTAA